GCCGTGAATGAACTCATCGTTTTTTATAGCTTCAGAAAGGTTTTCCTTCATTTCCATCTCTCTAACATCACGAGTTATTTCTTCAATCTCATCTGGATCATCGATTACACCCCAACCATCCGAAGGTTTAGCTCCATAGAATTGCTTGTAAAAAGTGAGTGTCCCATCATCGTTTTTTGTGTAAGCTGTATCTCTATAGGTGTAATCTCCACCGTAAGTATCAGCGACCTCTCCTTCAGTCAGAGTTATTAAGTCTAAGTTATCCATGTTATTTGTAATATTTCTCACAAGCTTCCAATGTTCTTGATAGTGCTTGGTCGTGTTCTTGATAGCGCTTGGTCGTATTCTTCTTGAGTAAAATCCCAATTATCTGGATCGGCTTCATGGTTAGGGCAAAGGGTTAAGTCATAAAGAGCCAATAACGGAATCTCTGAGCTAATTAGTTCGTAGATGTTTCTGACATGCTTATGAATATAACTTGAAGCCTCCTCTAGGTGCTTAACAGCTTCCTCTGGAGTTCCGTGTTTATCAACCAAGAGCTTGCAGATGTAATTTGCAAAATCAGATCGGTAGTCATTGTCCTCTATATTCTTATTAAATTCAAACATTTCTCCATTTTATTCCCTCATGTTCTCCGAACACAAGATATTGTTCATTGTCCAAGCAGACCTTTTCTGCCGAGTCTCTTCTGACATTTTTTCTTTCTCCATTTGGATAAACTAACCAACATTTATAGTTTGCACCTTCTGTTGATTTAAGTCTAGCTCCAATCTGAAGACCTTCCAATATCATTAATTGATAATCACTCATTTCCTTCTAATAAACGTTTTGCATTTCCAATAATCTCTTCTGTTTCAGAAGCCCCCATAAGAGTTCCTGTACCTAATGTGCAGACACATTTTCCGTCTGCATCAAATATAGTTGGAGGTCGAATACCGTCCCAAACAAATTCCCAAGGCGTTGGAGATGAGTCTTTAATGTCGGATTCCTCTAGAAGCTTTAAGGCTTCTTCTTTGTGTTCTTCTTCGTTCATAACCTTTATTTGAATCGTTCTAACCAATCGATTTCTCGCTCGACTTCCATTAACCTTCCGCAACCAACTGAACCAATTGCGTAGCTTCTAAGATAAGAGCATTCTGATTTGAGGTTTATTAGTTTTTGAGTAGGACTCTGAAAGTTCAATTCTTCAAGCTCTCTATCGATCTCTCCAACTCTATCTTCATTGTCTATTCTTGCGAAGAAACTCATAGAATTTAGGCAATCTTTTTCCTCTTGGAGGTCTTTTATTCTTTGTTCTTTGTCGTTAATTCTTATCACTTTTATTTGCTTTTAAGTTCTTCTCTGAGTTCCATCCAGAGTTTTCCTAGTTGGCTGCGACCTTCCCACTCTTGTCTTTCATTCAATAATCTACCCCAGAATAAATTAGAACCTTTACGACCTCTTGAAGTAACATCCTCAATGATTTCTTTCTCACCAGAAGACAAAAGTTTATCTTGAAGTTCTGGGTGTTGTTCTAATTTTAGACGAAGACAGACTACCATGTTTTCTACATCCTCTTCCGATAGTTGGATTACACTCATAGAGCTTTGGTTTCCCTTAGCTACATTTTTTGCATTCATTGGAGATTTTTCATCTCTAATAAGTTCACGGATAGGAGACTCTTCTGGAAACCTCATAGCCCGAAATAAAGCTTCTGTGTTGTTCCAAATTTTCCCTTCGAATTCAATTGGGAAGTGTGACATGTTTCCAAGCCACCCCCAAGGTTTTCTTGAGCCTGTAAATGAAATTTGTTCCATTTCTTCTTTTTCTCTATTAAAGAGAATTTGTCGCTGTTCATTGCAAGGCATCATGCAATGTTGGGTACGAGGTAGGTTGTTTTCTGTCTCATGCAAACATTGACAGTGCAACTTTTTATCGTCATCAAAACCAAATAAACTCATAATATTACCATTTGCCTATATAAACTTCACAAGAGTCTAGCGGAGCGGTTTTGCTCCAATCGACTGCATGGCTACCGTTCTCTTTTGTTACCATTTTTTGGTGGCAGAAAGATTTAGTGCCTTCTCTTTGAAGTTGTTTAATTACATCTTCCATTTCTTCGTCACTCATGTTATTGGCTGCGCCAGTGTTGGTAGTGATGAAGTTAGCCACCTCTTCTTGCTCGTCACAATCACAAAACCATTCTGGTTGAGTATATGTCCCGCAAGAAGAAAACATAAAGGTAAATCCTAGTACAATTAAAATATTTCTCATATCTCTATAACGATAAAAATAGCAATTTGTTTCAACAACGTGCATTTTCTTCACCGTTTCCGTCATTTAAAAAGTGAGGAGTCCCGTTGTGGGTATTATTTAAAGCTTGTTGATGAGCTGGGTTGTCCGACATTGACGGATCAATCTCATGGATGAATACCAAGCTCAAATGATTCTTAATAATCTCTATTTGTTTCGTTGTTAGTTGTTCGGTCTCTGATATCTCAAAGAAACCCTGTAGCCAAAAGCAGTAATCTCGTGAATTCATGTGTTTGTATTTTATTGTTTATATTTTGTTGGAAATTTATATTCTTTTAGAACGTCAAAAAACTCTTCTATGCTCCTGTCAACATTGTTTTCAATCAGTTCGAACCACTTGTCATCAGACTTTTTGCGTTTTGCTTTTTTTTTCTGATTTTTCTCGTGATCTTTTCTTTGAGCTTCTTCTAATCTTTCGTTGGTTTCTTTTGAGCTTTCCTCAATCTTAACTGATAGATTCCCATCCCAATTGAAACCCACCGCTAAACACATGTCGGTTGAAATTGAAGTTGTAGCTCCTGAAGGGGATGTGAATGTAAAGTCATACTCACACATTTGACCATCATGTGAATGATCATCACAAGTGTATCCAGATATTTCAAAACCTTTCAACGCAATAAGTGCATCTAATTCCAATTGCCTGTATTCACGATACTCCTCATTTTCTTCTTCATCAACTTCTTCTTGAGCTGTATCGATATGGTCTTGTCTTGTCCAACTATAGGTTCGACATATCTATCACCGAACATATCCAAAAAGAAATTAACTTGGTGATCTGTAAGCGTAATCTCTTTTCCTAATACTTCTTCCATTTTTTTTTAATATTTGTTTTAATCATTAGTCTCTGCAACGAGGCAAATCATTTCTTGAGTTCTAAGTAATGGAATTAAAAACCTCCCAAGCATATTGTGCTTTTCTGTTTCCGTCAACTCTACCAATTCTTTTCCTTTTGTGGTTACACAGAAATCACTTTTTGTTTCCCAAGTGTCACCATTGATCATCACAGTCATAACCTCTTCTAGTGGTTGAACTTTATGCCACACATAAGGGTTGTCGATTGAATAACTTGACCCATCTATCAGTGTGTGCTTGAAGCCTTTAGATTCATCACACTTTTCATTTAGTGGAGTGTGATCACTTACCCAGTGCTGGTAAATTCCTTGAACAATTAACACTTCTGAATCCCAATTATGTGGGTGCGGAAATGCATCCTCCCAAGCACAAGGCTGAAAGATGTGCAAACACACTCTCAAACCATCTTCTCTATAATAGAAGAGTCGAAGAGTGTGTGGTTCTCTCCAATCAATTTTTAGTCCTTTGAATTTAGTGAAGGTCTTGTTGACAAGGGCGTGATGAACATCGCTTATGATTTCTGGTAATATTTCTCTAATTTTTTCCATTACACTCCTTCCGCTTTAATTCCCAATGCTTCAAACATGTCATAAACTCCATATCCATTACCAATGTAATTTTCGAAGTCTAGGGTGACACTATCTTTGTCGGGGTCTTCGTTTTCGATATAGGCGTAAGTGTCATCGTTGTCAATTTTGATAACAAAACCTAAATCTTTGTTGGCAAAAATCCACTTCCAACGATCTACGTCATTTCCAAGTGATTTGAATTCTTCTATTTTTCTTAAAAGACTATCTTCTCTAGCTTTTTTCATCATGATCTCTCCATGCTTACGCATTTCCATCTCACCTCTATCGTTTTTCCAATCGCTCATGTTAATTATTTTCAAGCCCTTTATGGGCTTCGTTAAAATATTGTTTCATTGCATTTTCGTAATCTTCCATAGCCGCTTCTCCTAATTCTTTAGAAAAATCTAAGCACCATTCGTGACCATTTTTTGATAGCATTTCTTGAGCCTCCTTCCGAATCTCTATCTTCATTTGCTTATCTGCCTCAGGATCGCCCTCTCTTGCTAGTTTGTTTATCTCTCTCATTTTTTTCAGTTGTTTAACACTTCACGAAATACGTTGTAATTGTTTCCGACTGAATTTCTATCATCGATCACAGCAAAAACAATTCTTTCGAATTTTATGCCATAATTTTCATCCACTAATGCTTTTTTGAAAAGTTCAGCTACATCTCTAGGGTTGTTCTTAAAAACCCCACAACCCCATGCCCCTAATATAATAACGTCACAGTGGTTGTCAATTGCTAAAGTAAGCATCAATCTAATCTTGTCCATCATAGTCTCTTCGTAGTGAGGAGGTTTTTCTTCGGGTTGATCAATCCATTTTTCAGCTACTTTATCGTACTTGGATTTTTTGTTTAGATTAAAAGCAGGGACAGTAACCACATCACAAATAACTGGAGCCTTTAATACATTATAGTCAGAGTCTTTGATGAACATTACATCTTTGCTATAAAACGCCTCATCTTCTTCTATAGGATATTCATTTTCATCTAAAGTTAGAAACAAATTAGAACAACGGAATAAATCTTCCTCTTGAGACTTAGCCCCATTTCTAACTCCGCCCCCAGCGTGTTTTGCTGAAGCCATATTTAAAACACAGACCTTCCCAGCATATTGATCTTCATCTAATAAAGAACTAACGCTATCTACATTAGATACTTCAATCTTGCTCTGAGGAGATTCGTAACTCATAATGTCTCCACTATCGTATCTCTCAGTCTTAGGGTCAAGAGTGTATCCCATCTTTTTGAATAAATTATTTGAGAATATACTTTTAGTATTTTCCCAAACATTGATTAATTCTTGATTTTTTTTCATACCATTTTTGTTTCTAACCATAAGAAATCATGACTAATCTTTGTATCGTAAATAGCGAACTCTGTGATGACCTTCTCGTACTCAATGCCCATCATATCCAGATCAGCGAGATAACCCTTCAGTTGCCCTTCAAATACAGCACAATAGGTATCGTAGCGCCTAAAGGTGATCATGTTTACGAACTTTCCATCCTCTAGCTTCTTAAAAGCGTTTTTAGAGAGATGAAGTAGATCATTCTTCATCACAAATTTTTTCAATTTAGTTTTTTCTTCTTGATTTATAACGCAACCAACATGAGCTTCGAAGTAGCAGTCTTTTGGCATTGGTTCACCATGTCTTGATGGGGCGGCAGGATGCCAAGGTACAGTTTCAATCTTTGATCGAACAACTTTGAATCCTTCCTTTTCTAGAAAATTTTCAATTCTTTGCATCTCTGCGTAAACACTAGCGTTATCTCCGAAGTGATGAGATGAAGTCATAACATCCCTTGTGGCATGTTCACCATTGTTTTCTAGTTCAATAACAATTGGTTTCACTTCGGCTTCTTTGCAGGTTAATTTGAAGTAGTCAATTTCTGACTTCTCAGTAATCTCGACTGTAATATGAATCTCGTAAGGAATTGGGAATTCAAGACCTTCTTCTTTTGCTTGAATCTCTTGCCACCTCTCTGCTTTGGTTCTAACCATTGCTTCAAACTCTTCATCAGAGAAACCTAATTGATAAGCAATAGACTGAACACATAGATAGACATCTACGCATTCCTCTAGGGTTGATTCCTTTTCTGTAAATCTATGTAGTGTGCCTGAAGCATTTTCGAAAGGAAGAACCGCCTTGGCTAGCTCTCCTGTTTCCTCGGTAGTTTTGGCTACCTTTCCGATAAGTGATTTGGTGTCTGCTTTAGTAAGCAGTTTAATGTAGTCGAGAAGTTTCTGATCCATTACTTAGTACGATTAGATAGAAGAGATTGGTTGATAAAGTTTCTAAATCTTTTTATTTTAAAATAACGGGTATCTCCATGTTGTTTTACAAAAACAACATCTGTGCTTTTATTCAAGAGTTGGTGATTTACTTTAAAATCACATAAAAACACATCATCTTCGTGTTTGTGAGATTGACTTGGGTGCAAGTCGTCTTTAGTTAAAAAAACTGAATTGTTTATTATTTCCATAAAACAAAGATAACAAAAAAAAGAGATACCAACAAAGGTATCTCTTTAATTAAATTATTTTCTCCATTAACATACTACACGGGCTTATGGGTTCTGAGTGAAACATATAAGCGGAGCTAGTTCTTGGGATTTCTCTATACTTTTCGATTAGCTCTCCGTTTTTCCAAACTTCTTCTACAGTTAACCCATCGACTGTATCTCTGTAATATTTTTCATCTCCTAGCGTTGCGTAAAGTTCCATATTGTTTTTAATTAAAAAGTTTAGGGCATAAAAAAAGTGGGACTTTCAATAGTCCCACTTAATGCTCGAATATAAATATTCAAATTTCTTCAGCAACCACAAAAGAGGGGGTCACTAGATTAAACCACTATTCTAACTTCCAGCCTCTTTGCAGTTTTACAAACAGAATAATAAAAAGGGATAATTAAGAGTTTCGGAAAACTCTTTTGATGTCTTTTACAATTTCTAAATGTTCTATTCCAAATTCTTTCCAAGCAAGACCTAATTTTTTAAGATCGTAATGCTGAACAATCGTGGCAAACTCATGAGTTTCATCAGGGTAACCAACAACATAAATACTATCAGCCATTTCTACTGCAAAATTGATATCGTGGGTAGAGAATATTATAGTATTCAACTCATGATCTTCTTTTATTTTCTCAAACGATTTTTTCACATCATCGACATTGATTAAATCAAGACCACTTGTAGGCTCATCAAGCACCATAAAGTGACCTGATGAAAGAATTTGTTCGATGATTGCAGTCCTTTGCCTCTGACCTCCTGAAAGCTCATTCGGATATTGCTTCCTCTGATTTTTCAGTCCCCAGTCTTGTAGGTACTCTTCAATGATCTCTTCTTTTTCTTCCTTAGATTTGTCGCTGTTACGCAAAGCAAACTTAAAGCATTGCTCAACTGTCTTGTGTCGGAAAAGAGTGTATTTCTGATCTACGAATCCAACATCACCCTCTTGGACAACCTTTGCATCTGTAGAATCTTCAGAATCAAATTCGGTGATAAGAACTTGACCTGATTGTGGTTTTACCAACCCAGTTAAAGCTTTGAAGAGAGTGGATTTTCCACGTCCTGATCTTCCAACAACTGCAATAGTCTGTCCAGTTACATACCCTGATCTAACTACATCTTTCTCGATGATGTTAATGTTCTTTAGGACTGGCTTGTAGCTATCGCCTTTGCCGTAACCCACCTCTACATTCTCTAGGTATAAAATTGTATCTTTTTCTTCGTATTGCACCTGTTAAAGTTTAGAGTATCTAAATGAGACTTGTCGAATCTTGTTTACTATGTAATCAAGACCTAAGCCTATTAGCAAAATTACTATTTGAAGGGCTACGATTCGTCCGTGATTCATAAACTTGTCTGAGTTCTTGATGAGGAATCCCAAGCCTCCCGCTGCTGCGAGAAGTGATTCAACAGTTACCAAGAACATCCAAACAATTGCTAGGTTCTGACGAACCATATCAAGTACGTAATCGAATCTTCCTTTGATGACAACTTCGAGAAGTACCACCCATCTGTTGCACCCCAAAGCTCTAGCGTGATCAAATTCCTCTTCTTTAATGTCTTTCAACATTGACAAGAGTGTTGTGACTAGGTAAGTGGTCATAAAGATGACCAGAATCCACATCTGAACACTTCTTCCTGAAGACACTATCATGGTAATGTAAAAAGCAATACCTGTTAGTGGAAGGAATCTAAATTTAGAAATTGTTTTTGTTAACGGTTGTATTAGAGGAATAGGTGATAGGTAAACGAAAAGTAATGAAACCAATATTGCAAAAAATACTGACTTGGCACATAGCCAAAGAGAGCTAAAAATATGTGTTACTAAGCCCTCAGACCATAGACCACTAAATCCGTCTAGTACCTGTGGAATACTTGGAAACAAATGTGTATCTTGTGTACCGTATAATCCCCATGATCCTAGTACTAGGATCAACCAAAATGCGGCTACTGCCCAAGTGGTTTTTTTGGAGACTTTTTCGAACGGTGTTATTAGGCTTTTCATAATCTTAAAATGAAGATACGCTTACTCCAAGCGAGATGTAGTTTGCAGTGTCCCAGTTACTGACTTGAGCAAAGACACCCCAGCCATTAAATTCTTTTGATATTCCTACTCCATACTCTAGAAATAAGCTGTTGTCATTAATGTAGCTTCCGACTCCTAACACTCCGTAACCATCAACTGCTCCTAGAGGTTGGTAAAACATAACCTTACCTTCATACCAGTATGAATCAGCTTGGTGAAGGCTGCTTATACCGAAGACACCTGCAACTGCAAGGTTGTCTCGCATAACCCCAATCTCTGCTGAGACATAAGATGTTGAGTTGAATGTTTCGTCTCCACTGAAATTGGTAACCGAAATCCCAGATGCCACATACATATTGTAAAGCGGCTCAGTATTCTCTTGTGAGTCTTCTCCGCCTTGGGCGAAAGTTGTTGCTGTAAAAAGTACAGCGCAAAGCAAAAATAATAATTTCTTCATGTTCTTGTTTTAAAAATGTTTGGGGCATACAAAAAGGTGAGGGGAACTTTTGGTTGAGCCAATCGCCCTCCCCACCTTTTTGTTTATCTTATGTTAGTAGCTTACTGGAGTAAGCTAACTTCTACTCTTCGATTCTGAGCATTCGTAGGGTACTTAGAGCTTTCTCCTGCACCTTCTACAGACTGGATTCTTTGTGGATCAATTCCTCGATCAATCAGAGCCTGAGCTACTGAGTTTGCACGTTTCTCCGATAGTCCTAGATTGTAGGCAGCATCACCTTTTATATCTGTATATCCAATCAATACTATTGTTGCTTGTTCAGCTTGCACTAGTTGGTTATAGATACTTGAGATGGCTCCGTAAGACGATTGTTCGATATCAGCTGCATTGTATGCGAAGTTGATTTGGTAATCAGCCTTTCCTAGAACTTTAGTCTTGGTAGTATTGTAGTCGTAAGTAGTCGCTGTACCTCGGCTTTCCTCTTCGATATTCGCTTGAAGCAAGTATGAAAGATTTACAGCATCTTTGTAAGGTACAACCCCGCCAACTTCTTCATTGAATCCGAATGGGTTCAGTGCAGTTAAGTATCCTGAGACTTGCTCATATACTGCTCGGTATCGGTTAGTTCGGTCTGTTCCATATCCGTAGTACTGTAGTACATCGTCATAGTTTAGGACTCGACCTCCACCAGTTGAGTAAGTGATTCCAGCTTTCGTTCCAGTATTGCCATCGAAGATTTCATACCAGTAGTCTGGGCTAGAAGCTTCTCCTTCAATCTTGAATGTTTCAGCTAGTGCTTCAGCACCTCTTCGTCTCCATTCGTCATACAGTTTCAATTGGTTAGAAGCTGTAAGTGTAGCTCGTAAAATTCCAACTGTTATATCTGTGTGAGCATTACACCATTCATCAACTGCGATGATTGTGGTTGCCATTTGATTTGGAAAATCTGAAGTAGAAGCAATGTCTGTAAAGCCTGTTAAAGCTCGGAAGACCATCACATCACCGGGCGTCCATGTGGCACATCCGTCAATTTTCTTGTCGATAGTTTCTCCTGTCAATTCTCCATCCACAACAACTTTCAAGTTTACTGTGAAACCTTCAGTTTGTGAGGCAATAAGTTCTTTTGCGGAATTAATGTAATCGTCATCTTTAGAAGGGAAGATGTTTACGGCTTGAGCATCATAAGTAGTGAAGTCAGGGTTTACTTTGAGTCCGTTAGCAAAACAGTAATTGAGTAAAGTAACCCAATCTCCATCCCCGGGGACGGTCGAAATCAATGAACCCAACATAGATTGTGGATTTGATTTCCATTCAGGTAGTCCGATCAATTTATCTTCTCCATCAGACATTCCCATAGAGCCGATAACTTTTACGTGGTACTTTCCTGCTCCAAACTTCTCGTCAATAGACTTCTGCATAGCTGAGATATAGAATGGCGCACCATCACCCATCATCATAATTGCAAAGGCAGCTTTGTCCGAGGACGGAAACTCTTCACCTGAGTCGTATTGTTCGATAAACTTCATCTGCATCGCCTTTAGCTCTGACAGCCAATCTTGACGAACGACGTTTAGTTTAATCCCTTCCTTCTCCATTAAAGAACCTTTCATTGTGGTCTCTCCGCCTACTGCGGTGAGAAGAGGCATTTCACAGTCCCATGCATAACCTGCAATAGTAAGGTTTGGTTGGGAAGCTACCTTAGTTGAAGGTGACTTCGATGGCAACTCCATAAAGGTGGCTGCTGAATTATTGTCGATAATCTTATCGTCAACATCTAATTTATCCATTGTGACGGATGCTGCCGTTCTCAACCCCGGGGACACAACCCAGAGACCCGTTCCGAGTACTGCTAGGAATATGATAGTAGCAGCTACTTTAGCTCCAGTTGTTAATGATTTAAAAAATTTTACCATGATACTGTTTTGTTTTGTTTTGTTTCTGTTTGTAATATATTAAACGTAAATTTTACGTCTTTGTTACATTTTTTGTGAATAAAGATTTGAGGAGCTTAGTAAAGCTCTCCAAATCCAGTGTTTGCTTTGCGATCCTTCTTGTTAGGAATGTACTCGGGGTCAAGATACTTGTCTGCTACTGGTGATACGTGACTTCCTGAAGAAATCTCAGCCGATAGCAATTCAAGCTCTTCGAAGATACTATCATCATCAAGGCTATAAAGACCTCCTGATGTCAATCTGTCGATATCATTCAAGTTACCCGCTGTAATAGCAACGTCTCTTGCAATAGTCTCAACAACCACTTCAATAGCATATTCAAGCTCCCAGTTCTCGTCAAAATGCATAGCTGACTTTGCTGCTGATGTAGCGGCACGAGCTTCCTTGGCAAACTTGTAATCATCCTCAAGGATTTCAATTGTTGCATCGAAGTCCAAGATTTTGATCTCCATGTCTGAATCAATCAACAACAACTTCTGACCAAATCTCTTAAGAGTCGAGTTCCGCATTCCGTACTTACGAACGAAATCTTCTTTCTGCTCCAAACGATTAGTGGCTCGTCTTGTTTCACCTTTAAGTTTCTGACGATCAGTGTAAAACTTAAGATATTCATCGTCATACTTCCCTTGGTCTCCTTTCTCTGTAAGAATTACAGACATTCCAAAATCAATTCTTTTGAGTTCCTTCTCAATTCGAGGAACTGTCTTTTTGATATTCTCGACTTCTTCTTCCGCTTCTGTAGCTTTTGTTTCAGCCTCTTGTTGCAGCGAAGCGATTGTTCCTCTTGAAATCTGGAAACGCTCTTTGTTTTCGTACATCTTTGTCTTCTGCTCATAAAGCTCTCCGAAAGGATCGTGCTTAATAACAGCTTTGTGCGTCCATCTAGCAAAACGCCTCAGCGCTTTGAAGATTACTGGAGCCAACATGATCAAGCCAACGATCAAAATCAAGCTACCTGCAACTGCCATCACTTTTCCAATTGCTTGAAACAATGGTGGGATAACATAAACCCATGTAGCCCAACCAAGCGCTCCAACGGCAATCAGTTTTAATATTCCGAACCAATTTTTCTCTCCTTTTCTGAAGCTGTCTAGCGTGTCTCCAACCTTGTTGATATCGAAGGAAGGCTTGTCTTTTCCATTTGAGGAAAAGATCGGCAAGTTACGCTCACGTACAGCAGTAATTTTTTTAGAACTCATCTTTATTTCTGTTTGAAATTATTTACTTATTGAATGTTGTTTTTGATCCCCAAGACAACAGTTTCGATCTTACCAACAAGACGATCCTTGGCAATTTGATTTGCCTGAGTCTTACAGTGAAGGTCGTCTACCTCTTCTTTGTATCGGTTGTCGATTGTGTTGAGTTTTGATTGCTTTTGAGATTGAAGTAACTGAAGACGCTCAATCTCTTTGTTGAGATTACTTACTTCGGAACGGAGATTTGATTCCTCAGAATTTTTACTATTTCTGAGTTGATTCTCTTTTTTCTCGCCTTCGTCCACATAAGTTTTGAAAACCTTATTAATCTCTGTCAGATAGAAGTCTGATTGATTAATAAGCTTATCTTTGCTTATGGAGGTCATGGTGCTTGCCATTTGAAACGCCATTTGATAAGCAGCAGGGTTGTGGATTCCGCCTTTCAGGATCGTTTGGAAGAACTCATAGAAATCGAAACCTTCTTGATCAAGAGAAGCAAATCCATCCTCATACATCTGAACTACTTTGTCGATGTGAGGTTGACATGATATAGGAACATCATCAGCCTGAATTGTGGTCTCAGGAAATATTGATGATGTTGTGGTATCGCTATCAAATAGCGGTTCATTAGTTGGAAACTTTACACCTGACTCATCATGCGACTCATGGGTGGGCGTTTCTTGTTTCTCCTGATGTTGAGGCTTTTTATCTTCATCATCAGATTTAAAAATCAAATCTTTTAATCCCATATTACTTCTGTTTGAATTATGTTTTGCTCTCTAATAACGAATATAAATTCAAAATGTTGCAAATGATTCAATCTTTTTTCTTTCTAATCCCCATTTCATAAAGAAATTTCGACATTTTACCGCTTCTGTGGTACATTCCACAATACTTGCACTTATAAGTCTGCTGCCCTTTCTGATAAGCTTCCGCTTTAGTGTCGAATGCTTTTTTTGAGTCACAACTCTTATCTTTCCTTCTATTTTTACGAATCTTCTTCTTTAAGTGCTTGTATTTATCAGCCATCAGCCATCTTCTATCTTCTTCGTTATTACGGGTTCAGTTAATTTGCTTACGACTCTAAACATTCCAATAGCTCCTCCTGATGCATAGAATTTACAAGTGAAACCTCTTTCATTGAAGACCATTACAGATATTTCGTTCGCTGTGATATCCTCTCCGTTATAGTAATAGGAATGTTTATCACCTAAGGATACGTTTCGTTGTTGGTCAAGATGTTTGATCACATCTTGTACGTTTTCTCTTGTTATCTTATAATTCGCCATCTTTGGTTTTTTGACTGTTCTTGAGCTAGGTAAATATCCAAAACTTTGAAAACCTTCTGCTCCACCACCAGTAACTGTAGCCATTAGAATTCATCAACATAATTTGCCCTTATGTTCTCAACTAAAGTTCCATCGAAATCTATATCCATAATGTATAGTTTACCTCTGCCAAAAGCGTGAAAATCTGAGTACAATTTTTTAACGACACCCTTCTTGCCAACGTATTCGTCTAACTCAACAAGATGAAACTCAACTTTAGAAATTTCATCTCCATTTATTGTTACTTCCGTCCCTTCATCGAAGAAATAATTAAATTCTCTTTCCATTATACAAGTGCTTTAGCCATTTCTTCAATCTCTTTTGCTGACTCTAATGAATCACAAGTGTCTTTATCATCTCGTAGTTTTGCTACCGATGGATGAAGCGTAGACCATTCTCCTTTAGAGTTCTGTGAAAGACCACAGCATCGAATCTCCACAATCGTACCCAAAAGCTTTTCTTGTCTCTCGGTTACATCTTGCATCATTGCTTCTTTCATCCCTGATGGATCGGTCTTTAGAATCCCACAAGAAGTCTCTGCCAAAATAGTAGAGATGACGTGTTCGTTCTTTGTTCCTTTTGATCCGTATTTGAAACCAATGATTCGCAAATCAATGTTCATCTCTAATTTTAGCTTAACTTGCCAGTTTGGTTTCCCATCCTTCCAAGCACCAGTGGTTGACTTCAAAATTGTCCCCTCTAGGTCTCGCTCCAAAGCATCTTGAAAATGTTCCATTGCCTCTTTAAATGATGTTACTTCGATTGTTTCAACTATAGAGAGCATTGCCTCTGGTGATTCATTACCCCGAAGAAGACTTTCTAACATTGAGAGTCTTTCTTTGTAAGGAGTTGCTGTCTTCTTTTCAAAGTACTCTTCTAAAGTTATACAGTCCCAAGTCGTAAATCTAATCTTATTGATTGTTTCTTGGTAAGGAGCGTGTTTCTTTTCAAAAGCAGCAATTTTCTTATCAGTTTCTTCCTGAGTTCTTTCTTCTCTAGCTAATTTCCCTTCAATATCAACAATTGAAGCAATTAACCCGTTTGCGGTGAATCTGTCTAAGTCTCCTTTGGTTGTTATTTCAACATTATCATTAACCAACTTTACTTCTTTTATATCTTTACTCTTTATCATGATTGTTTTTTTTCTTACAATTTTCAAAATGATATCTTTTCATAATGGCTTTATATAAAGATTAACAAGTTCTTCGTAAGTTGTTTTTTTTCCATCAATGATAATGTCTTCGCCTTTAGATACAATATGTTTTTTTGAATCATCGACAGTCAATTCCCCATTCAACACCATGTTTCTGATTAGACCTAGTTCCTTCAAGAATGGGGCATTACCAACATAAGTTGTTTCGCCTTGTCTCGACACTAGCTCTACCTCTCCATCTTCCTGAAGGATAGCGTTACAGTAACGACCATCCATTTTTATCTGAGAATAAGCCACTCCATCTTCTTCGAAGATTTTCTTTGCAAGTTTCTCTGAGTAAGACTTTGCTCCCATGTAAGGAGTTCTTTCAATCAAATCAGGAATAACCTTGTTGATATTTGAACGCCCCATTCCGAACTTCAAATCCTTCTCGATGATTCTCTTTAAGATGTGACAATTTTCCTCAGTTGTGCCTTCTAGCAATGATTTTACATAGAGTTTGGCGGCATTCCCAGTGATTTCTCGGTTTGAAAGAGCTTCAATCTTTATAAGAATTTGCTCCAAAGAATACTTGCTTGGAACTAAAGATGGTATATGATCTGGAATTTGTTTTATATAAAACTTAATTCTAGGAGACTTAGCCTTGTAAAGCACTTCTTTCAAAAGTTCGTTGTCCTTGTATTTTTCAAGGATAACCATCTTTTGGTTGGTGCTGCTCTCGGCAGCGATTTCATCTAGGATTTCTTTGATCATTTTAATGTATCGTTTACAGCGTAAAACTGCCCAATTTCTGGTCGTATTGTTAATTCGTGTATTTTTTGCTCCGTATCCCTAACAAAGAAGCGTTGAACTTCGATTGTTCCAACCATATCGTCTTCTATCTTTAGAATAATAGAACCCTCACGGTCATTTAGGTTATCAAAACTAACCATGCTGCAAGAGAATAGAGCTAAAGTTATAACGGTAATAATCAATAATTGTTTCATTTTTTCTTATCTATAAACGGCACAAGCAAAAATGGGACAATATAAATTGTCATATACATCTCATCTGTAACTCGAACGTACTCGATTTTTTCTTTTCCAACATCTTTCATAGTGAAACAAACACCTGAGTATCGGAAGAAATTATGGAAAGATACTTTATGTTCTAAATTATCTTTTGACAAAATAACATTACGTGGAGCTTCAGAATCCATATCCACATTAATCCCGTTTTTCTTCAAAATCTTCACTAGCTTCTCAGCCCAAGGCATCATCTTTTTTACGTGGATTTCTGCGTCCCACACCTTATCTTTCGTCATCTTATAATTTGATTGTTTTATTGGAGTCGATTTCAATTAACATTTCTTGATGCTCATAACAGTATAACTCACCGATATGGTCTGAACTTATGTCAGAACCATTCTTCAGAAGAAGTTTTTCAACCTCTTCCGAAGTTGGTCTGTCATTATGTTGTATCTGATAAGAGTAGTTGTCTCCACTTTCACTCTTCGTAATCAATACAAAGGTTTTCATTTTACCAGAAACCACCATCTCCAGTGATTTTTTTCTTAGTAAAATAAACTCCGATAAGGTATCCTAGGACACCGCCTATTAAAAAACTCATAATATATGTTTTGGTTAATGTTTAATTATTTCCCCTTCAATGTAGAAAATTTGCCGTTTTTGGTGATCATGGTCAATAAAATTAGACCTGATCATTTCAATATCTTTGATAGTTAAACTACCTTCAATAGAGTGGGTTTTCAACACCCACTCTTCTTCTTCTTCAGGTTGAAAACCATCAATGTTGTCTAGGATTTCTGTTACAGAAGCTCCAACATGCTCGCCACTAAAAGCTATTGCGCTGAAGTCATCATAACCTGTTATCTCTAATATTCTCATGCTGTTTCAGTTTCTTTAGCGCTTAAATAATATTCACTGAAGTAATCACAAAGTATTGTTCCTCTGAATACATCATCTTTGTCAGCGTTCCTGTAAGTGAACAAGATTCCTTTCTCTCGAAGCTCTTGAAGCATAATTAATTGAGATTCTGACTCAAATTCGTTTATGACGACACCTATTCCGTCACAAAAACGATCAACGTTTGCTCTTAAAAATTCAATCTCTAATTCTTTTAAGAAGAGATTGAAGTTAACTGTTTTACCTTCAATGAACTTCTTCACTTTAAAGTTCACAATTGACTCTGGAGCCTCTTCTTCTTCGTTTACAACAATATTTTTGTCTTGTTGCGTGTAGAATATAGTGGTGAAGAGGTAATTAGAAGTACCTGCTTGCTTTGTCTCTTCAACCATGATGTGGTTTCCTTCTTCTTCTTGCTGCTCAAACCATCTTTCGATTTCCTTTCCGCCCCCCGAACCTTCTGCTGCTCTGAATATTTTAACTTTTAGTTTCATTTCTTTTCCTTCTATTAAAGTGCTACAATTAATTCCTGCTTAAATTTCTCCAAGTATCCCCCACCTTCCGATTGAACAATTTCATCAACCTCAATGGCTACTTCGTACTTACCCATCTCTATTAGATAGAAGTTACCTTTACCTTTTTCACCTTTGGTTCTTACGTGGTAAATGGCATCCTCTAGGGTGTTAATGTCTTGGTTGGTAAAACCTCTTTGGGCTACATATGGATGTACATCTGCTGGCATAATCTTAAACTTTTTCATTATCAATATATCTAACGAACAAACAATATGTTTCTTTAAAAGTAGTGGTGTATTGACCTGAAGCTCCTGCGTTAGTAATTTTTGGAATAAATTCCACAACTGTTACATCGTTTTCATCTAACCACTTGTTATAACGCTTCATTAGAGTGGTAGAATTGTTGGAGGATTCAAATGTTTTTAATCTTGGTTCCATATATCATTCAATGTTTTCAGGTTGTTTTGATTATTAATCGTCACATAAACGTAAATAGAATAAACAGAAGCAGCTCCATTCATGATTATGGATGCCCAACCTGAATTATCCCCATTAACAACTGATTGTATTCCTAACATGAAGTATACGAAGTTGAATATAGCCAACAAGGGTAAAATCCATAATATGCCTTTCATAATAAATCTCCTTTTTTAATTTCTTCTTCTCTTCCTACGTGACCTAAAATTTTAGCTAATGATTTTCGGATATTAGATTTGGTTTTATGTACACTAGTGATAGCGTAACCAATCTCTCCTAGAGGTCTGCTGTTTTCTACTTCAATCATGTCACCCCAAAGCCAATATTTATGTCTGGTCATTGTTGGAGAATCAAAAATGAGAGTCGTGATCCATTCATCGTATTCATTTTCATGAGTGATTTCTTTATAGAAATATGTTTTACTTCCGTATTCAAATGGTGTCATAAGTGGTGTCTTATTGTTCGTTTTGAGTTGTTATTTCATCGTAAGCAGCGCAATTCTTTTTTTGACCACAAGCTGTTAAAGCTAAAACCAAAATGAGATATAAACAAATTCTTTTCATATCTCAAAGGTACGATAATTATTGGATATGTCAAAAAAGTAAAAAGGCTTATCCTGAACCCATTCCGACATGGCAAGATTTCCTTTTAATCCATTTTCTTTCTCTGATAAAGGAAATAAATTTCTGTAAGAAAAGACCCTAAATTGATCTTTCAACAGTGAGAGGTCAATTTGAGGATGGGACAAAGCAGTTATATGATCAATGCTCCAATATCTTGTGACAGAATGCCTTCTTTTTGAAGTGTGATTACTCCAATTCATCCAAGGCTCCCAGTTAGATTCAATCCATTTTATTAGACTGTCGCTGCTACAACCTAATAAAATATCAAAAGGCCTGAGGAACCTTAAACCTTTTTTCTTAAGAGATTTAAGCCCCCTTCCTCTAACTGATAGCTTTAGATTGTTTGCATCTTTTTTGAACAGGCTTTGAGGGTCTCTGAATTCAATAAGGTTGCTAATGGTTTTTAAACCCTTTTTCTTGCTTCTTATAACTTTATAGACACGAACATTGTCTTTCGCAGATTGATTTTTAAGCTCTATCTTGTAGATGTACTTTCTAGAATGTGATCTTGATGTTGTACTTGGGTGGTTGAATATTGTTTGCAAAGCATAAGTCTGATCTTCTAAGGTCTTCTTTTTCTTCGAAAAACAAACGTGTTGAATAGCGTCCATTTTATCTTCTTGGACACTAGTGATGTTCGTCTGTTTTTGACTCCACCTACCTCTGCCAACCTTTAAATAAAATACTTCTTCGAAATGAGATGCTGAGATTTTTGTTATGATTTCTGTGATTTCAAAAATCTTAACATTCCCTTTAGGGGTCTCAGAAATAAACCTCACTTTATATTTAAGCATTACCCCATCTCGCGCTATTATCTTGTTAAGCTTTTCTCTGTTATTCAAAACATTCGACATCTTCTGGATTTGAATATTTTTATTCTTTTTAGAGTGAGCGGCATTTTCGAGTTGATTATATTTTGTGTTCACTTTTAGGGCAATGGTCTCTCGTTTGTCGTGAGACCATTGCCCTTTGCCTAATTTTATAATGTGTTTCTTTTCCAAATTATTGTTTTTGCCATAAAACTGAGTCATTAAATTCACCCTTGTAAAGAGAGTGACCAATTACTAGTGATCGGACAATTGGGTTATGACCGCCTTTTCTACTTATTACTTTGGACATGTAAGCCATCCTCTCTAGCGTCTCCATGTCAGGAGGGCAGATAATTCCACCCTCTTCATGACAGTCAAAGAATGTGCTAGCATCTTTGAAATCAAACATTGCCATCTTTGTAGAATCAGCAGATAAAGCCAAAATAGATTTGTTGCTCCGATTGATTTCCAAGCAGCGAATTGGCTTGCCAATCCAAGTGGCTTTTAATTCTTTGTCGATTTCTTCTTGAGAACGATCATCAAAAATATTGTTCGAGCCTGAACGCATTGCCTTGGTAAGGTCTGCATCAGGATTAATAACAGCGCATCCTTCTATTGTGTTCATAACTTAATTCTTAATAAATTCAGCAAATGATTTTCCGCCATATTCGTCTTTTGTCAATTCCATGATCTCACTCACCAAAAAGCTTTCTTGCTTCTGTGGTAATCTGTTTTGGATGTAATCCTCGACACCAAAACCACACGCTCCCGTGATCACCCGATAAGCTACAATTGCTTCTTCAAACAATAAGCTGTCTTTTGTGGTTAAGTGCGCAAAGTCTTCTTTTCTTCTGTTATCCAACTTGAATATCAAATCCTCTTTTGCCTCGCTTAAAGTGCTTCCGTGTGAGTATTTTCCAGCCCCATCTGTTACCAAAAACATCTTCTTTTCAGAAGCAATTCTATGACCAATCCACACATTGCCTTTATGTGAATCTACTTGCATAAATATTCCATCACACTTAATAAACCCGTTCTGGAAATCGATGAAATCACCGTTTATCTTTGTGTACTCAGGAACGGAGGTGACTGAATCCATAGAGAAATAACCTCCTACCGTTGGGTTGAAGCCCTCAGGAACGGAGGTGACTGCATTCATAGAGAAATGACCTCCTACCGTTGGGTTGAAGCCCTTAGGGATGGAGGTGACTGCATTCATATAGAAACCACCCCCTACCGTTGGGTTGAAGCCCTTAGGGATGGAGGTGACTGAATCCATAGAGAAATAACCTCCTGCCGTTGGGTTGAAGCCATTAGGGATGGAGGTGACTGCATTCATAGAGAGACTTCTCCCTACCGTTGGGTTGAAGCCCTTAGGGATGGAGGTGACTGCATTCATAGAGAAACACCTCCCTACCGTTGGGTTGAAGCCCTTAGGAATGGAGGTGGTTGAATCCATATAGAAATCACCTCCCACTTGAGGGTTGAAGCCCTTAGGGATGGAGGTGACTGAATTCATATAGAAACCTCCTCCCGCTTGAGGGTTGAAGCCCTCAGGGATGGAGGTGACTGCATTCATAGAGAAATAACCCCCCACTTGAGGGTTGAAGCCCTTAGGGATGGAGGTGACTGCATTCATATAGAAATCACCTCCCACTTGAGGGTTGAAACCCTCAGGGATGGAGGTAACTGCATTCATATAGAAATAACCTCCTACCGTTGGGTTGAAGCCCTCAGGGATGGAGGTGACTGAATCCATATAGAAATTACCTCCCAATTGAGGGTTGAAGCCCTCAGGAATGGAGGTGACTGAATTCATAGAGAGACTTCTCCCTACCGTTGGGTTGAAGCCCTCAGGGATGGAGGTAACTGCATTCATATAGAAACCTCCTCCCATTTGAGGGTTGAAGCCCTCAGGAATGGAGGTGACTGCATTCATATAGAAATTACCTCCCAATTGAGGGTTGAAGCCCTCAGGAATGGAGGTGACTGCATTCATATAGAAATTACCTCCCACTTGAGGGTTGAAGCCCTCAGGGATGGCAGTGACTGAATCCATAGAGAAATAACCCCCCACTTGAGGGTTGAAGCCCTCAGGGATGGAGGTGACTGAATCCATATAGAAACCACCTCCCACTTGAGGGTTGAAGCCCTCAGGGATGGAGGTGACTGAATCCATAGAGAAATTTCCTTTTATCTCAGTGATTCCATAAAACTGATCTTGAGTGATTTTATGGTTTTCACAGAAATCCTTTTGTTCTTTTGTTGTTTTCATTCTCCTCGTTTTGTGTTAATTGTTCAATTTAGTCGATCAATTTAGTCGATCAATTTATATCCAAGCTTTAATAAACTTAGAATCATTTGTTTGTAATCTTGTCCTCCGTCATACCCCATAACCCCTTCACAAGGTTCAAATATCCCAAATCTCCAATTAAGATCGTTGTGGGTTTGAGTGACATAATAATCACACAACTCTGTCATCTTAGCATCTTTCCATGCTAAAATTATAAGCTTACATTTCATCTTCTTTAAAGCGTCATACGACTCTTTTGGGAACACTTCTTTAGCTTGCTCGATATCGTGTACTTGTAGAAATATATTTGGAGCCTCACTAGTCTCTTCATCCTCAGAATTATCTTGATAACTGTCTTGATAACTGTCTTGATAAGTCTCTGGAATGTCTTCTTCGTCTTCATATGCGTGAAAACAAGCTTGGTCTAGCTCTTGATCAAAACTAGCCCTGACAAAGAAGTCCTCAATTTTAAATATTTCAGATAACTCATCTCTAGCCCAGCACATTAGGAGCTTTAAGTCCTCTATGTGTTCTAACTTGTCGCAAAGAGTTTTGCGAACATTAAGGTCGTTTGGTGGATTTAATTCCACGGAGTGTTCACCCCATGTGAGTTTTACTTTGTTCTGCATACTCTGTAAACGTATAAAATCACAAATTGTTTCACTCTTCAATCTTTTTGTTTGTGGGATCAGATTGAGTTAGGTCTAAATCTATAGGTGCATGGTCATTTCCAGTTTTGTTCTTGACATAACTTTGTGTATTCCCACTCAATACATGATCATCAACTGCTTTTGCCACGCCAACAATATTATCAGCTCGATCAACAAGGTTTTTTCCTGCCCTAACCAGAGCGGTAACCCTCCAAAGAACAACACCAAAGTAGCATGTGGCAGTCAAAAACGATAAACAAATAATGCCCCAAATCAAACTCAACACACTGAATGATTCAATCAATCCAGCAGTGACAGAGAAGACCGCATAAGCCCATAAAAGACCAAAGATGATAAAGAGCCACTTAACAACGTCAAAAGCTCCTGATAGCCACTTCATGACCTTCCACGTACCTTTTCCTATGCTTGCTAATTTCTGAGTTTTCATTGTCTTATAAGTTTTACTTGTTGAACAAATTTCCCTTTACCTCTCCAGATGAATAAAGAATACGACCCACCACCTAAAGCATGGAGGTCTACATCTCCGTTGAAGCCCTCTCCTTCTTTAACAGAAGCGCCAAATTCATCACAAATTTTGTAGTTAAGTTTCTTGAGTTTAGAAAAGTTTATTGAATTAGTTTTGAACTCGATTTTATTGAGATCAATTTCATCAAAGTCTGAGCTTGTGATGACGTGATTAGCTGCGTGAGTCTTGTAGTTATCTGCCAAAAAAACTCTTGCATTTGTTTGAGATTGTGCTTGATATATCAAACATAATAACATTGATAGGAATAATGTTGTCTTCATTCGAAAGTGTATTCTGTTGTTTGTTTGTAAGTAGCTCGTTCTCCTTCGTATGTGGTGACACCTGATTCGACTACTATTTTTTTTCTTGAATGTGTTATATTTCCTGAATTATAGGAAATTATTGTTGTTTGAGTGTTTGTAACATCTGATTCCATAATCTCATTCTCTGGTGGTGGGGAAAATATCCAAGCCAATACACATAAGAACGATAAAAAGCTAAATATAGAGAAATATGTAAACAAATCAGCTCTGTCTGGCTTATTTCCTTCGAAACCCCTCAAAATAACCCATAGAGAAATAGAGAAAGTATAAATAGTTAATGCAGTAAGTGAAATAAATAATAAATCCATAATTTAGTAGATGTTTTTTAGAGCCTTAAATTCGTCTCCTTCAAAATATCCAACTTTCCACATCACCACGTAATTACCCAACATAGATGTTTGATATTTAACCGTTAAAGAGTCGGGTATACACTCTTCTGAAAAAACAGTAGCCTCTGTCTCTAAGAAATCGTATGTTATAATATTTTCTCCTCTTTTTAAGATGACAGCACCTTCGTAGAAAGTGTGAGACTCATTCAAAATAGGCATACTAAAAAAGGTGATAAAAAATGTGAACCCCAACAAAAAGATATAAAAAATTCCTGTAGCTGATTTAATAGGAACTGTTTTCTTCACAAAAAAGAAAAAAATAGTAGTTCCTGTTAAGAAGAGTAAAATCATAAGAAACATTAAAAAACCGCCCATTTTGTTTTAATTAATAGAAACCCTCACCGTGTTTAGGTCTCCGTAGTTTGAAATTATATTTGATTCAACTAGGTTCTGCTTAATCTTTTGAGCAGCCTCCTTTTGGTTGAATTTATTCCTTTTTATGTAATCTGTAACGTCTACAGATATAACTATTTTTACAATCTTTGCTTTGCTCTTAATAATAGGAGCAAAGTATTTTATATGAGGGACTTCAATAAGCTTAAACATACCAACAGCGATAGTGAAGATTATTAGTAAAGCTAGAAATACACTAAACATGTCGAAGGTCATATAATAAAAATTAAAAATTAAACATCTCTCAACTCCATTCTATATTCTACATTCACCATAGTTCTGCGGCTGTAGTATTCTTCAATGCCTTTAAAATCTTTTTTTCCATCGACCCAAATTTTAACCCAGTTACCTTTATCGATAATAACAAGTTTTTTGTGTCGAAGTGATTTAATTAATTCTTCTTCTGTTCTTGTTTGGTTATATAATTTATGACCTGCGTAAATAGAGTTGTGAATATCAAAATTCATAATATCACCCACTTGAAAATTTGGGTCTGATGGCTGCTCCCAAGAAGCAACTTGAATTTCTTCTTCTTCTATTTCAATCCAAAAAGTTACATTGTACATTTTTTTAAATTTAGTTCTAAATTTATATGAGATTCTGAAACATCAACAAAAGGTAACTCTTTATCTTTAAAATGTCTAGAGATGACTTCATTTAAGAACTCCTTCCTAAATTTACGATTAACTGTAGACTTGATTACCTTGAAACAAGTTGGTGTTCCTTCCCTACAACGTTTAGATTGACCAAAATGTTGCGTTTTATCGTAAGGAGTTATAAAATAATCTCCTGACTCAATGTCTTCGTCGGAACAAATGAACAAATCATAATGTGTCCAGAAATCCGAATCTAACTCCTTATCCTTCTGATTTAAAGGGTAAAAGATAATCTTGGCTGGAGATAAATATAATTGCTCATCTCTTGGTTTTTTTTTTGAAGGAACCGCAAATACAAAATAGTTTAATTCAAACATACTGCGTTTATTTCATCAGTTTCTCGTTCGTATTCCTTAATTTGGCTTGCTGAAATGAAATCTCCATCTTCATGTATACCTTTACTTGGTGTGTAGTATACTGCGTTGTAGCCGTTTCCTTCATCATCCCTACTAGTAACCACCTCTAGTTCTAATGCGTCTGGATTTTCTTTTATGAATAGAGCAAGCCCTTCCATGTATTCTTTTAACTTCATTCTTTTTCAATTAATTTGTTAATTTTATTTCTTCGTCTGGTTTGTAGTTAAATCTTTGCCAATCATTAAACCCTTGATTCATAGGACTTAAGTGGTGTTCGCGCCTATTGCAGCAAGCACATTCTCTTATGGGAACCATGATTTCACTCATGTTGATATGATCGACTCCTGATGTCTTATGTGCTTCGAAGTAGTATTTATTCCAATGCAGCCCAACTCTACAGAGCGTCATTCTATAGAGTTGAGAAAAAAACCAATTCATAAACCATTTAAAACTCATTTTACCAAAATATATTGGTTGTTTCAGTATTGTCAGACTGCGCGAAACGCCTTACTTTAAAACCTCTTGCTCTTAATTCCTCTTTGATTTCATCTACCTCAGTAAATGTAGCACGAAAGAATGTGGCTCCAATTTCTGCTCTATCATCCAATATATAAAGAATTTTATTTAACTTGTTTTTAAACGAGTTAAACTCATCTGATTTCTTTTTTAAGCTACTAGCTGTTATTCTTTCCATGTTCTGTGATTGATTCGTATAAAAGTTTAGCAAACAAAAAACATAAAATAACAGTACAGTTTATTACTAGTATTTGGTCTGGTTGACTCCAAGTCCAAAACGTATCTCCCGACATAAGTCCGTAGATAGGAAAAGCAGCCATGACTGCCGTTAACAATAGTGTTAAAAAGTATATCTTCATGACATATCTATTTTGATAGAAGTTATCTTATCGGCATCAATTTCTTCTTCATCGAGTATTTGTTTCATTACATTTTTCCATAAGTGATTCATTGCTTCTTCTAGTTCATCTTCATCTGCATTGAAACTAAAACCTCCCATTGAAATCATTTCTTCTTCGTCTTGATGCTTGATCAGATACGATATTTTTTTTGTTATAGCCATTTTTATATTTTTTCTCCCAACCAACCTAAGTCGATTACTTTTAGCATTAATACCTGCACAACTTTAAATCCATATTCATCAATTTCCTCTGGAAACTCATCAATAGATAATCTGTCATTGGTGTTGCTCAACTCTAGAAGCCATAACTTACTATCCCAGCACTGACTCTTACACTCACTTTTAGGAACCCTTTTGTTTGTCCATTTGGTGGAAACCATATCGGTCACAACTAAGTCCCCGTCTTCTTCGTCCACCAATACAGAAAATTCAAATAAGTCATCATCTGTCTCAGACTGGCATTCAAAAGATATGTTATGTATAGCTAAGTCAGATGTGTCAATTTCTTTTGTGTAATTTGAAGAACTCAGTTCTTCAAATGTTTTTTTTGGGACAAGAACATATTCTTGTCCATCGATTGTCATAGTTTTCATTTTAGTCTAATTTTAGTCTTGCTTTATAACTCTTGATGGGTGACACCAGTGAATTTGATCTCCTCGATCTAGTTCATCTTCAGTTTCTATGCTTCTGATGTAGTTGTACTCAGACTTTAAACCCAAATCAAGATGCTGGTTACCTTTAGAATCCAAAATAATCTCTTTGACAGGGTATATTTGGCTCAGTATTAAAGGGGGTTTGATATGGGCATCCGATAACATTGTCAAATCAACACACCTCACTTGATCTCCAACTTCAAACTTTACGTCTGCATGGATGTAAAACAAAATCTCACCTACTTTGAATTCCTTATCAATCTTAGCAACGTACTCAATCCTTCCTCCGATAGTAGCTGGCATTTCAAGCGATGCTTTGTCAGTGGCAATTTCCATAACAACTTGATCCTTTTCTACAATGGTTCCATCTTGAACAAGATATTCGGTGACTGTACCAGTGGGAGAAGCATCGCCCATCTTTGGTAAATGTATTCTGTATTTTATCATACTACGAATATACAAAAAATTTTTATTCCAACAAATTTTCAGGTCTTGATGTCATATACACAGTGCCGTTAGAACTCCAAAAATCTTGTTTAAAAAAGTTTTTTAAACAAAAATCTTTTGTAAATAGGTCTTCAACAAATATGACTTTATCCAAATTGGCTGCAACAATAATATTTCTTCCCCGAATAGTTGTTGTATAACTATAATTTGTTCCTGCACCCAAAATGAATGTTTGGATTCTCTTCTCTTTAAACCCTTTGCGTGTTTTATATGGTTTATTGTTTTTGTAGCCTTTTGTTTCAAAAACCTCTTCATAAATAGGTATCCCAGTATGAAGAACATTTAAGTATCCAGTTTGATCTTTCACTTCTACCACAATACAAAAACCTCTAGTGTCAAAACAGTCTTGTGACACCTCTATTAATTCTTCTTTATAAAAATCTCTTATACCAGAGAGTTGCATTTGATTCTCTAACGTAGAAATTTGATCGTCAATGTAAACTTGGTTCTTTACCCAAAAAGCACGATAAAACCCATCAGGTTTGGTGACTTTGTTTATTGTATAAGGTCGTTTATCTCTCATTCTAAGTCTTTTTTAACTCTAAAACCCTCTTTTCTCTTTTCTTTGTGCTAACCCAATCCAAAGATTCTTTTTTGCAGCGATCACACTGAGAGCTACATGCATCCAACAAGTTGTCACAAGTTGTATCCATAGCGCCCTTTAGAAGCTTGTCGTTACAATAAAAATCTTTTTCGATCTCTAATATAAGCAGGTTAATTAAACGTGTTTTAATGACTTCCCAATAATCTTCTTTACCTCCATTAACATCTGTTAAAATAAGCAAATCATATTTCTCAATGATAGCTAGAAGCTGATTAACATGCAACAATGTATTCTCGATGGCATCAATCCGACTATCGCTGTGTAATTGGTATTGCTGAATAAGTTCTTCAGTCTGTTTCTTGTGTGTCATAATTAAACCCTTTTATTAACTCCTTCTCAATAAACTCTATATCAAACACTCCATTGTGGAAGTCTCTTAGCGCTACGTCTTTGTCTATGCTTTTTGAAAATCGGTTGTTAGTTTCTGAATCGTAAATCTTAAAAGATAAATAACCAACTTTGTCCTCAATTAAAAATTGGTTAGACTTAGTTTCCTTCTCTAAGATGAAGTGGTCAAAAATTTCATAGCCAGAATCAACACAAAGACACTCCCGAAACAAGCCCATACATACATCCTGAATTTTAATGTCCTCTATAGGCACAATTAAATCAGATTCTTTATCCCACCATTCATTCAAATGAACAAATATATTCCAACCCCTTAATTCAAAACCACTGGTTAACATTGGAGTGTTGTTGTAGAGACAGAATTGATCTGCTTCAATGAAAGCTCCTCGGTGATACACTGTCTTGATCTCCCAACCCTCTCGAACCTTCTTGTTGATTTTTAAAGCTGTTTTGTAATCCCCTTGAAGATTATATAAAGGTGTTTTAAGCCCAAAACCTGAGCTACGCAAATCGCTTATGTAAGTCTTTAGGCTCATTTTAGTTTGTCCATTAAATCTTTTTCGATAGAATGAATGTCAAATTCCTTTTTGAGCCACATTGACCGTCAGCTAAATCAAGAAAATCTTCCACTCTAGGTCGTTTCATTTGTTGTCTTTATCTCTTCTTTCTTCAATGCTAAATACAAATTCTGAACCTCATGGACAAACTCAAACCTAAACTCTCTATTACGTCCATAGAACAACGGAAGAGTGTCAGATATCTTCTTATGCCCATGAAAATATATCTTGGCTTCTTCATGCTCCCAAGTGCCGTAGCCAGCCCATTGGTCTTGCCCTCCAATCCCTGCAACCCTATAAGAGAAACCTAAACGCTTCATCCAAATAGGGTTCAAGTAAACTCCTCTGATCAAGTTTATGTTAACTACAATCTCTTCTTGCTTCTGATTTTGAAGGACAACAAGAGATTCTTCATCGGGAAGCAATATAGCTAATACCCAATGAACTTCATTGTCAAAAAATACAATGCTTCCTTTTCCTAAGGCTTCAGCTCTCATAATCTTTGTTATTTTTTAACAGGCATTGGTGGAAGCTCAACATAATGCGTAACAACCATTGATTCTCCACCATCAGACCATCTTTTGTCGTTAGGGTTGTAATCGCAATTCCATTGGAATTTAGATAACCCTAAATCGTTCTGCTCCTCTACCACACACCAGTACCTCCCTCCTGTTGGTGGAAAACTAGCATCCAACCAAGTCATCTTAAAAGAATTATCTTCAACTTCATCAACTTCATCAACAGATATGCTTTCAGTGTTAAGGAAATTGTTAATGAAATCAACTTCCTTAATCACATGATTTGACTTGTCGAGTTGATACACAGAATAAACAAGTGTGTCTGTATCTCTAAACCAATCAAGTTTCTTGCTGATTGTTTTAATTTCTGTTTCGAACAAAATACCATTAGGGGTTAATATAACATCTTTAATGTAATATTCCTCGTCATAAGTTTTTTTATACAAAGCATCAAATTCTGCTTGAATCTGCTTCGATGGTGTCTTGAGGTATTTGCCAAACTTTATAATCTGCTTATCTAGATTATCTTTTAATTCTTTTTTATCCATTGGTCAAATATACAAAATAATTTTCATGTAAGACAAAGGTGTAGTTTTTTTTTGTATCTTTGTCTTACATGAAAATACAAAATCAAAGAAGAAATAAATTCCATGACAGGAGTAAAGAGGTATTGCATCTTCCAAGGATACTTATGGGGATTGATTAAAATCTACCAAACCTCTTATCATTCTCCTGTGGGTTACAGGACGCATCATTTTGATTCAAGATTAGAAGCAGATAAGGCGATATTGCGTCTGGAACAATCAAGGTCATGGGAGTAAACCACCCCACTAATAAAAGAAAATGAAAAAATACAAACTATTAACATTTAACCGAGACTACGGAGATGAACACAATGTTCCAGCCTTAGCTTGCATGACATAAGAAGAATATCAAGAGTAGTCACTAGAGACTACCCAGATATATTTTATAATCAAAACAATGGAAGAAATACTTAAACTCGTAGCCTTGGTTGACTTAAGCTCACCTGAGAAATTAAAAGCCTTTGCAGACTGGAAAACTAATGATGGATCAAAAGAAGGTCTGCTAAAATTAGAAACAAAGAACGAGAAGAAACTTATTAGACAAAAAGGATACACCTTAGAGGTAGTGTCTTGGGAAAATGATGGAGATCATTATAATACAGAATTGTATCATACAGAGTCAAAAGATAAAGCACTTGCCATAAAGAAAATGTGTGACACTCTGTTGCAATCACGTAATGGTGCAAAGTCATTTGGAATTAGTAATGGATGTGATCTGTCGGAGTCTGAAGAAAAAAGAATAATAACCTTTGTAAAAGATAATCTAGATTTGGTATATGGTGAAGAAGATGAAGAATACCTAGAGGAATGTGGTGAGATGGATTTCTTCTCAGAGCTTTGTGGTGAAATAGTAGGTGTAAACGAATGTGGTGGCTTTAGAGTGTCACAAAAATGTGATATTCAATATTCTAAAGAAGATTTGTATATAGAGATAATCGAATGAAAAGATTAATTTCCGTGACAGTATATGATGTAACGTTTTTTTTTCTTATCTTTGTTGCCTATGGAAGAAAGTAATTCAAGAGAAAGAGCTAAACTCATAAACATAATGCGATCTACTGTGGAGAAACATGGATACGATTGCCTCGATAGAGGTAGGTTGGTTTGTCGTTTCCCACAACCTAATTCCGATAAAGTTATTGTTAGAAATAATGTAATATTGACTCTTATCCCCTTCTCTAAAAAAACTGGAAGCCAATATGCGGTATTCTTAAGTTTATGTAAAGTTTTTCATTCAAAGCAAATTTGGTCTAAAGCTCTTGGTTTTAATTGTATGATGTTTCGTAAATATGAATCCAAAGATTCTTTCTCTTTCTCTTATCCAAGAAGTATTAAAAAACTGAAAACAATTAACAATAAAAATTAATAAATTATGAAAACATTAATGCTAATATTGATAATGGCGTTGGGACTAATATCTCCTATGAGTAGCCAAGACTATTCTTACCACTCTTTAAGATGGCAATTAGAAGGATATGAAGGAAACGTATACCTTAACGATTCCTTATACCTAAGCGATAGCGAATGGGTTCTAGAAGTAGATACCCTTTATAGAATATGGGAAGGAGAAGTTAGTGATAAATTCCTCGTAATTCATTGGGATGAATGGGTTGACGGTGAATGGAGTCGTACCAATGCAAAAGTTATGAGCCTATTCGATACCTCTGTAATTGGAGATATTAGACTCAGCTACAATGAAACATATAATTGGCTGTGGCTGTCTGATCGTACTAGCCCAGATTATAATATCCATTATGAGATTAGTCTCAAAATAGATCGTAAGGTAAATTCGTATCATAAATATAATTGATGAATTGATGAACTCAAGAGAAAGATTAAAAATTATCAGAACAATATCTTCAGCCGTACAGAAGGATGGGTATAATTGCTTTGACATGGGAAGAGTTGAAAATAAAACAATGAAGCATCCTGATTTTAATGTGTGCTATGATAATAAATTAATTATTACCCCTTTTTCTAAAAAACCCGTAGATGTACTTAACACATATATTAATATAAAGAGAACCCTTTTATCCAAAAACAAAACACATGGTGCTTGGAGTGGTTCGCTTTTTAATAATATAATGAACTTTTATAGTAAAAACCAAATTGAAAACTTTTATATCTTTTTTTCTGAATCAAGAAAAATTAAAAAATTAATAAACACCCCATAATGATAGTAGAAAGAAGATATCCAAATTTCTTTACAGAATTTGAAGTAACCACACATGAAGTCAAATCCAATGAAGAATTGATGGAAATTGATTGGATTAAAAGTAAATCAGATATCGAAGGTCATATAGGAATGTTCTGTTCCAATTCCGATAAAACAAATGAACGCTCTCCTGATTATTTAATGGCACTTGCAATGTCTCCTTCAGGTAAATTTATTTACTTTGTTGTAGGATATATCTACGGAGACTCTAAAGAACTCGGATTGACAGACTATAAGGAATATATGTCAAACTATAAGAGCGTTGATCCTGTGGCTCCTGTGGCTCCTGTGGAGAAAATTAAACCGATGAACGCAGAGGATATGTTAAAATTGATTAGAAATAATTTGGATGAACATCCAGATATCGAAATGACAAGCGCTATCATGTATGACCCAACCAAAATGGGTCGTAAAGCTTCTTTCGCTATCATGGAGAAGACAGATAATGGAATTATTAAAAGTTATACCGTTACTATAGATGATATCAATGGAGAAGAAAGATAAAGAATTTGCACGTTACAATGAAGCGCTTGAATTAAAAAAACTAGGGTTTGATGAAGCTTGTATTGGGAATTTCCTTCATACAAAAGAACTTAAAACTTATGGAGGAGATATCACTCAACTGAAAAATTCAGAGCTTGGCTCAATAACAGCCCCAATCATCCAACAAGCTTTTAGGTGGTTTAGAAAAGAACATAAACTACATTCCTTCGTTGATGTCTATCCAACCCCAGAACAACCAGAAAGATGCTGGTATATGTTGAGGTATTTGGATAGAGAAGAAGGAGAAGATTATATGAGCGGTTGGTTTGATGATGTAGAAAAAGCCGAACTAGGTTGCCTTCGTAAGTTAATTGAAGTTGTGAAAACTAAAAACAAAACTTTTGACACCCTGAATGAAAACCCTACTAGGAAAAAATAAAGCTTATCATTTAATTCAAATGGTGAAACGGAAAGCCAATAAACATGGTTTTATGATTTTTTATCGTTTGAATAAAAACATCAAGAAGCGAGCTGCAAAAGAGGATAAGGAATTTAATCATATACGTATCAATATGGAATTTTCATATAAAGAAAAAAATTTGTCTAATGAAAAAAAATATTGTTTCTTATGGATATTTTAAATGAGATGCAATCCACTATCAGTGAAGAATACGTTGCAAGATGCGTTTTATCAGGAGTCTCCATTTACGTTTCGCCAATAAAACCAGACTACTGTACAGATGGATATTCTACCGAAACCTTATTGAGATTCAACTCAATAGACCCGAATATATAATATATTATATATTAATGCTAATTTCGCCTTTTATGCTCTCTATATCTATTGATTGGTAGAAAAACCTACTCTCTTTTTTGTTGTAGTAATAAATATAATAACAAGAAGGGTTGCAGTGTTTTGGAACAACAACAAGCCAATTTCCTATTGTTGTATATAATAAATCTTCCATGTGAGTTCCTTGATTTATTATCATATTTCTATATCTTTCTTTGAACTTACTTAAATCCTGATCACTACTTGGTTTGAATTCGTATTTCTTAATAAGATTTTGCAAAGAGTACTCTAGCTTTCCTGTGATAAAAGAATCAAAGCTAGAGAAGGATAAATTATCTTCTTTATTACTTTCGTTGTGATTTTTGTTGTGATTTTTGAAGTTAAATTTTCCGTCTTTATAACTATCGAAATATGTGTGTTTTATTATCTCTTTATCTACTAGGAAAACGAAACGATCATTTTTGAAAAATTCGTTTCCTAAATAAAGAAAACTATGAACCTCCTTAATTATCCATTCTTTTTCTTCTAATCCATCTTTGATACTTTTCAGTCCATCAACCGTAATTTCTACAGTACTCATCTTTTCAAAGCGCCTTGTCTTTAAATCCCCGTCTGGAGTCTGATAGGTAATAATACCCAATTCTAGTTCGTCTTTCATTTGTTTGTTTTTATTTGTTAGCTTTTAAACTAAAAATAATATATGAAACATTTATTAGAATATCAAATGTATCTTGTGATTCCCAGATGGAATAGATATGAAACAACTTCAATTATCTTCTGCAAGTCGTATAAATCGTTGTGATTCCCTTTCGGAAATAGATATGAAACAATTAGAGGTGCTGTAGAGTCTTATTTGGCAATGTTGTGATTCCCTTTGGAACATCTCTTCGTTCGATGTTCTTTCGGAAATAGATATGAAACAGTGAAGAGAATGTAGTTTTTTTGAACTACGAAGTTGTGATTCCCTTTCGGATAAAAATACATCAAAGAACAATTGGTGATTTGTTTTAAGCCATTTTTTTCTCTCCAACCAACCCAAAACGATACATGGATTTGTTTTGAACCAAACAAATTGAACCATATCCACTTCCAGTTAAATTGCCCAACCCAAAGTTGTAAATCATCTGACCAACATCTTTGTTGCATTTGATCGAGACCAAACACAATGAACCCAATAAATTTGATTCATGAAGTTTCGTCCACTGAATACGGTGAGATGAATGATCATCAACCTTTAACTCAATTCGAGAAACATCCAATGACGAATCCAAACGCAATAGCTTAGCCTTTAAACGATCCAATAGAAGCTCAGAGAACTCTTTGTCCTCATGAGTGATGAAAGCGCGCCCACCGCCTTTATTTCGCCTCCTTAAGACAATGGGAGTCAATGTGAAGAAGTTGTTCCATCCAGTTTCTATTTCTTCCGATATATGTTGCATGGACTCAAACTTCATTCCATAACCCAAATCGTGCTTGAAACAATTCAATGCCACCCTGCCCAATAGAGAGTCATCGTTGGATGACACAATCACCCAACCACCCTCTGGGAACTCAACCGTCTTCCCTTTGAATGTTCCACCCATTATAGATGATACAGAATAATCACTCTCTTTGTCATGGACTTGGTTTTGACCCAATACCTCATGCAACCACGATAATACAATTGAACGATCATTAGGAACTGGAAATGAATTGCTAGTAAAAATTATTTTTTACCGTATTTGTTACATTGTTTTAAGGCGGTTTTTTATAGGCTATATTAGTGGGTTTTTTTTGAGTGTTTTTGAGAGTGTTTTTGAGGGTGTATTTGAGGGCGATAATATAGATGATCCAAAAGCCTAAAATAAACTCGAAATCAACTCCCGAAAGTGCAGTAAGTTGATGCGGAAATATGCCTGAATTGATGTAGGTTTGAGCTTTAAGTGTGTGAGTCTTAGTTAGTTAAGGTAAATATTGGCGAAAATGAGGGAAAAATGCCCTTGGGCTGTTCTGCCCACTTTTTACCACAAGTTACCACTTCGAAATTTCAACCCAGAAAACCAAATTTAAATGTTGAAGATATTGGAATCCTAAGATTATTTTCAGGGTATTATCATTGATGTTGGGGGTAGTTTGTGTATGGGTTGGGGTTTTTGATATAGAATATTTGTTATTGAAGGTCTTCTACATATCTTAAATAAGGAAAACCTCAACAGTTAAATTAGGGTGTTTGAGTCTTGGGGAGAGTTGGTGAAAGTTGGTGAAAGCTTGTGAAAGCTTGTGAAAGTTTTGAGAGGAAGGGAGAGGCTATGAAATCTTAGAGGGAGAGTTAAAAAATCTGGATCGTAACAATGGTATTAAATATCTGTGGGAGATAGATAATAAGGCACGACAAGGTGAGGGCATGAAATGCTCCATTGATGGGGTACACCCAAGTTTTGAGTTCCTTATCGATCATGAGGTGTCTCAGGAGGAATGCGAAGATACCAATTACTGGGAGCCACATGAGAGCGTTAAGGGTTCTCATGTGGCTGTGAGTGCAAGGTAAATTACAGTTCCTCCAATGGCAAGAATGTAGTTAACAGCAAACAAGTTGTAAACCCAGTCAGGAAGTACACCTTTCATAAAATCTTGCGACATTGCAAGTAAAGGTAAGTTGATCAAAGGTGTGATCAATAATATGTGATAAAGTTTTCTCATATATTGTTAAACGTAAAAAAAGACAAATAGTTGCCTCAAATACAAAGTTTATTTTCAATGAATGATAAATAACAGGAAATCAACTTTAGATTAGGATTTGTTTTAGAATAAAAATAAAGATTTTCTAATTTTAGAAGACGATGTGAGTTGAGAGGGTTTAAAAAAGTTTGGGGTAGGGGTGGATTATCCTAGCGCTTCCTTTTCCAAAAAGCGGGCAATTTATATAACGCATTAAAAATTAGAAAAACAAAAACTTTTTTAAATTAAATTTGCCTGATCAGAAACTAAAAGGCATCATTGCTTATAACGCAACAGAAAACAGAAAAACAAAAACTTCAGGAAAGTTTTTTTACAGATTCAAGTATCTTTCCTAGATTCTTTTCGACCTTGGATAGATACTTAAGCTTAAGTGCTTGTCGTCTCTTTGAGACTTCTTTATTGAAGGTGAAGCTGATGTATACTTCCGTCTTATGCGACATGGTTACTTCATGTGAGTATATTGAATTGACGATGATAGCTTTACTTCCTTCCATGACCATAAAGTAAGGATCACATTCCAGAAAGCATTCGTATCTTTCTGGATCATAGTGAAGCTCAGTCTTAGGGTTGACCAATAGTTCTTCGAAAATATCTACAACTTGCTGTTCAGTTAAATCGAGATTCTTTGGAAGGGTTGGGTCTTTCGGTGTTAACCAGCTTGGTGTTTTCATTTAAATTAAAGTTAGATGGAACAAAGATGCTTATAAAATTTATGATTATCAAAGAACCAGACTAGAGATGATCAGCTCTTCTACCTCATCAGTACTAATGCCATCGATATCAACGCACATTTCCTCAGCCACTGTATTCAGTTGTTCTGAGCTGAGGCTCTTCAGGAACCTAAGGATGTCTTCCTTTTGGAGTAGGGCTGGTAGTAGGAACCATTTCAAGCTAGCTTGCTGTCGCTGCTGAATGATTTGCATTCTTTCTTTGGCTCTTTTATATCCTTCAGCTAAGGGTGGTGATATCATTTCAGAGGCTTTGAATTCCTTTTGAATAAGGAGTTCAGCAACGGCAGCTGTGTTTAACATTCCCATAGACACTAGTGACTGGAGAAGTTCCTCTTGTGGTTTGGTTTTAACCTCAGCTGTATAGTACTGGAGGAAATCATAAAAAGTAATCTCAATAGACACTTCAGGTCTAGCAAAATCAATTGTAAACTGCTCATCAGTGAGGGTTCCATCTGTGTATGAGATGGAAATCAGGTCGAGTCTCTCTTTAAAGAACTCAGCTACATTCATCGATATACTTTCTACCACACATTTATCAACGTATGCTGCTGCTTCATATTTTTCAATAATGGACTGAAGTTCTCTTCGAATGTCTACGGTTGGTTTAAATATTTTTGTCATTTATTTTGCTAGTTTGTTATGCCATGTTATGAAATCAACTACAGCTGCATACGTAGCCTCTAGTTTGCTCATATTTTTCTTACCAATCAATCCATCGAACACCTTTCCGAATTTTCCACGAACTTTGGTAATGTAATCATCAGAGTGAACGCTCCATATGTCAGTGTTCTGATTGGTAATCATCACTGAGTAACCCCTCATCTCAATTTCATTTACGACTGCCATGAGATGTCTCCAGTCGTTGTGGGGATTCCAAAGATCGAAACAATCGACATCTTTGTTTGCAGTCCCTGAAGTTCTGTAAGGAGTTCCATCAGGGTTCATGATTTGGGTGTGATGGTATAAGCCATCAGCCTTATAATTGAGACCCATGAAGTCAGCTATGAGCTGGTTGTTCTTTTTTTGCTCTTCATAGTTTTCCGCAAAGAACCCTTTTTCTTTTGAATGTTTCATATTAGATAGCTTTTTGAGATGATTTTAATATTGCTGAGACAATTAAAGTAACTACGACTCCTGCACCAATATACACAGCGAGTCTTCCAACTCCTCTGCCTAAGCTGCTCATAGAATCACCTACTCTATCGATCCAACGATCTCCATAGTATTTACGCTTAACTCTGTCCTGTTGCCTTTTAAAGCGCCTGAATTTGTTAGCGGGGCAATTGATTGGAATAGAGTGATGGTTGTATACTACTTCATCTAACGTAGTTGCCTCGTCATATGTTACATCATTGTATTGATATTGCATGCCTTCTTTATCAGGGTCAGCATCTACTTGAGCAGATAGCTGACCTATGAATAGGGTCGATATGATGATCAATAGATACTTCATGAGAATAAAGATTGTCTAGTTAATACTTTAGAATATTCTTTCTTTACAATTGAAAGTGTAATCATTGGAAAACTCCTATCAGGAAGAATATCTGATGCATCATCATAAGTTACTTGATGAAGGTTCCCATGTTTTACTTCAAAGCAAACTCCTTTCCTGAAAGAACTAGCTCTATACATTCCATCTTGTGCTAATATTTCTTCGAATGTCATGATTTAAAGATTACAAAGTTTTTTGAATTCCTCACCTCGTTGGTAGGCTCCTGTTTGGAGTGCTTGATTTGTCACTCCATTCAATGCTATTTCTCCAAGAGGCTTACTGAAATCGATTACCACAGCATTTAAAAACGGTTTCAGTCTTTAACATTTGCTCGGTTGAAAATTCGCCAACGCTATTAAAAAAATATTCCTTTGTGCCTTTTGGCGGCATTGGTTCTTTTGGGATAAATACCCTTGCATCATCTTCACCGCTTCCAGTAAACATCATACTG